TACTTCTGCAGGCTTGTCTTTTAAAACTATTTCTTTCTCTTCATCTGAGAACATAGCCTTAATATTTTCTATAAATTTGCTTCTATCCATAACTTTATATATATAAGTGTTTTACTTGTTCCATTTTTTACAATTCAGATACTAAAATGTTTATTTTGTCGTACATTTCAGAGTCTGTTAAGTCTTTATCGTTTACTATTTTTTCAATAATTTCTAAAGTCTTTTCTTCTGACATCTTAACTATATTTTTAGAAAATACGCCCTCTATAGAAAAGCCAGAAACTTCACCGTTTTTCACTTTTGCCCAAAGTTCCTCATTATCAACTTTATAAGATACAAACCAACTCCCTTCAGCTACATTTAAAAAGCCTAAAGCGTTTGACTTGTCATTGCTAGGGTCTTTAACTATCCACGATTCGACAACCGTAGCACCTTGCAAAGTGTCGTCTTCGTGTTCTAAATTAGTTGTTTTAGTCTTTCCATATTTTGCAAAAACTTCTTGGGCTTTTAAAATTGTTTCTTCAGTAAAAAAAACAAAATACGGTTTTCCTTCTGCGTCTAGTCTTACTATTTCCTGGTTTGGAATCATACAAGCACCCGTTACGATTCTTTTTTCTTCGTCTGTAGACTTGAATTTAAAATTATCTACTTCACTATTGAAGTGCATGAAGTCTTTTTCAATTGCAGGCGCAGAAACGAAACTAATAATGTCTAAACCGTTTTCTTTGTCCTCTTCGTCTATATATAATTCTATTAGTATCTTTTTTTCCATATCTTAATATATAAGTTTTTATTAATTGTTTAACCTGCCTAACCTATTTGACTTAGTTGCTGAATGTTGTTAGCGTTAGTCTGTGAAGTTGTTATGTCGCTTTCAGTTACATAGGCTTTAATTATTTGACTACCGAATTCCTGAGTACCTGCGCTTTGTCCGTTAAAGCCTAAATCTGGCGTTGTTTGTCCTGTACTTGGTGCAGACCCCCCACCACTAGCACTCCCCCCCCCTAGTTGGGGCGCAGGTTGTTTCAATATACTATAAGCCTGTGCTAAGTTAGAACCTATTTGCAATAATCCTGTAGCGAATTGTATAGCACCTGCACCCCCGAAAGTAACTGCGTTACCAGGGTTGGCACTTGACGAAGCAACTAAACTAGATATAGCCTTAGCCGTATCAATTCCAATTTGTGCTAGTGCTATGGTCTTCTGAATAGCTAAAGCCGTTTTGCTTTCTTCACCTAATGCAGTAGATAAAGAGTTAGCAAAATTTAATATTTGATTGTTTAATGCTTGTTCTAAGTCTGCTTTTTGCTTTGCAGTGTCAGAAGCTAATTTAATAGCGTCTTCAGAGTTCTTTTTGTCTAGCTCTTCTTTTTCTTTAATGGCTTCTAATTCTGCTTCTTTTCTTGTCTGTATAGCGTTTGCCTGTGCTAACTCTAGAGCGTTTTGTGTTTCTATAAAAATAGCCTTTTCCTGTAAGCCTAACTCTTTTAATGCTTCTAGTTTATCTATTTGTGCCTGTACTTCTGCGTCAGCTAATTTAGTAGCGTCTTTTTCTCTTATAGATAATAATTCTTTTTCTTTATCAATCAAAGAAGCTCTTTTGTCAAACTCTTCAGTTAATAAGGCCGTCTTATTTACTACTTGTTCGTTCTCTATTCCTGCACTCTCCCCTCTTAATTCCTGTATTGCTAAAAGTTGTTCAGCTTCTTTGTCTAGTAAGTCAGTACTATCACCTTCTAGTTTTATCCTGTCCTGTGTTAGTTTTAATTCTGCACTAATTAACGATAAAGACTCACTGACTCTCTTTTTTTCTATCCTTCCTATTCTTTCATTCGCTTTTATTCTATCCTCTAAGCTTTGCGCCTCGTTATCTCTTATTAACTTTAACTTTTCAATATCTGATAAGTCTTTGGCATTTTGAACGCTCTGAAGCCTTCTAGCTTTTAAAAGTTGTTGTTCTCTTCTAGTTAAAGCAGAAAGCTTGTCCCCTAGTGCGTCAGCTTCTTTAACGTAATCTTTAACACCGTCAACAACTGCATTAACCCCGTCTGTTATGTCTTCTTTTATTTTCTTAGAAGCGTCTGAAATTATTTTTTGATTTACTTTTATTTCTTTTTCTACGCTTCTTAAATTTCTTTTTAATTTTTTTACTGCGCTATCATTTCCTAAAGCGTCGTTTATTGCTATTCTTATTTTAAGAAATTGTTTTTCTAGATTTAAAGCCATGTTAGAAACACCTGCTTTTAACGGTGCTATAACATTTTTTTTCATGTACTTTACACCGTCCTCAAAAGTCTTTACTACTTTGTCCCAGGTTTCACCTGGCTTACTTACTGCGTCGGCTATAATATTAAACGCCTTAACTACTGCTTTTTGTAAAGGAACTATAAAACCTTTTAAATATGAAAAGCCCTGAGAAAGTTTATTACTTGCACCCTCTGAACTTTCCAAAGCGTCAGTAACAAATTTAATAGCACCAACTAAAGCAATTAACACAACCCCTATAGGATTCATTACTATAGCCTTAAAGCCGTCTAACATACCCCCTAGACCCTTTTTAGTACCTTCTGAAGCTTCCCCCGTTCCTTCTATAGACTCATTGAGTTCTTCAACGTCTTCAGAACTTTTACTTGCTTCTTTTCCTATGTCTTGGTATGCGTCTTTGACATCATCTACCCCCTTCGCGGTGTATTTAGTTTCTACAACTATCTTTTTTTTAGCCATTTTATTAATTTAAAGCGTTATAAAGGTTTATCATAGCCTTACTGGGTGTATTCTTATTGCCTTTTATTCTGTGTCCTATTCTTAAAAAACTACCAAAGATTCTTATACCTAGATATCTAATATTTGATTTATAAGCTTTGTACCCTGTTAGTTTTAGCATTCTTTTGTAAATAACATCTACCATTTTGCCGTTTTTGTAGCCACTAGCGAACCCACTTCTATAAAAATAGTCATGAAAGAAGTTTGAGATACTAGGGTGTTTTTTATTTTTAATAACTGTTGCCCCGTCGTACCCTTCAGCAACCCAAAAACGACTATTCCATGACTCAATTAATACGTCTGTAGTTTCTTCTGGTAGATTATAAGTTATACTTTCACCTATTAAAGCGTCTAAAATTACTTTCTCTTTAATTTCAGGGTATATATCAAAACTGCATTCGTCTTTTGTCTTAAATACTTCACTCATTGTTTTATTTGTTGTTGTTTTAATATATAAACACAAAATTAATGTTTTCGATAAACTGTTAATTAAGTCCTATGAAAGTCCTATATTAAAGAATCATGAAAAAATCACCCCCTGAGGTATCAACAGAAGTAGATAAGCCTTTAATTTCAGTTCTATCTAAAGTTATACTTCCAAATGTTGAGGTAGACCGTAAAAGAATACTACCTGCACTATGCCCAACGTTAGTAGAAATTGACCCAGTTGCTACTTGTCTGTTAGTGTTGTGTTGTGCGTATGTTTGGTTTGTTCCCGTTGGAATTTGTTGGCTTGTAATTGCGTTAATACTGCACGAAGTTATCATTATTAAAGAATCGTCTTCTACTGTTAAGCTTCCGTTATTTGGTGTTGATTGTCCTCCTACTCTAGTAGATGCCCCTACGCCCCCACAGTCTGTAAAACTTCGAATGTGCATTGATATCGGATTCCATTGTGAGTTATTAAAATTAACTCTTAATTGATTATTTCCCGTTGGTGGATTCTCTAAATAAAAAAAAGCCATTCTTTGAGATAAACCACTTCTATTAATTTGGTAGAGTTGTGTCATTGCAACACCCCCATAAGTACAACTTGTATATGTTCGCGCGTTTGACATTGTAAATTGAGCAATTATTAAACCGTTGTTACCCGTATTTTGAGTATGGTTCTGAGTCTTAAAATTTGCTCCAGGTGTAGGGTTTGCGTTTGTTACATTTCCTTTAGTTGGTACTGCCATTTACAATTCGTTTATATTGTTAACCTCTAATAATCCTAACCCCTCTATGTTTTCTACTTCTGTTCTAGCTTCATTAACATAAGAAGTATTAGCGAAAAAAGTACTTATACTAATTTCCCCTATTTCTAATTTAGTTCTATTCTCTCCTAAAAAAGCCCCTAAAGTTGCGTCGTATTGTTCGTTTATTTCGTTAATTATAGAAGCGTCTGTAGTATAGCCAACATCTGAATAGTTTAAATTATCAACTCCCTCTAGTTCTATTTTACTTATTATTGTTACCATAATTTTAAGCTTGTTCTTTAACTGCAATAACGTCCCATTTTGTACTAGTACCGTTATAGATTAAACCTACATAAATCGTTTTATTTGCCGTTGTTGTTGTTGGTAGTGTTACCCCTATAACTTCAAAAATAGCATTCCAGGTTAAAGCCCTATTAGTTCCATTGTCCTTAATTCTAATAATTAACTTTCTACCCTCTACAGGTGTGCCTGTTGGAACTCCTATTGTTAACCCTTCAGCCTGTGCAGTTATTATGCTTTGGTCTGTTATTGAACTATCAATTATTAATGTTGCCGTTGATACTGTTGAAACTGTCCTAGGGTCGCTAACGCCCTCTATAGAAACTCCTAAATTACCGTCTGCGTCTAAATTAACTTTCTTAAAAAAGTCATATTGATTGTCTATTCCTTCACTCATTGTTTAATCGTTAAAAATGTTTAATTTGCCGTCTACGTCCATAGTTAATTTTTTCATAACATTGTACTGGCTTTCTCCCTTTGTGCTTATTCCTGTTTTTGTGTTTACTACTACAATCATATTACCGTTATCGTCTAACGCTATATTTTGAAAGAATCTTTTTTTATTATTTACATTCATATTTTTATATATATTATTTTAATAATTGTTTATACTAAAAAGAATAGTCTAGAGAAATCCTCCCCCACCCTAAAGAGGTTTTAATATATAAATAGCTAGTGTCAAAAGCTATACTTCCTTCACTCCCTTGTTCATCATCTGTAGCAATAGGCGTAAAAGTACTATTGATTTTCATATCTATTATTTGCCCACTTTGAATAATCAAATCACCTATTGCCGTTGTATTTGATTCTGTTACGTTTATACTGTCACCTATTACAGTTACATTTTTAAGCCCTGACTGTATAGTATTATCTGACCCTGCTACATTTACGCTTTTTACGTCGCCCCCTACTATGTTATTATTACCGTTAACAATAGCTGAAGAGTTAGACCCTACACTATTATTGTCCCCAATTGCTAAAACATTAACAGAGTTCAGCGTGTTTGTTGGGTTAGTATTAAAAGCCCCTACTGTACTATTATTCTGTGTTGCTAGTGTTTGATTAGAAGGTGCTATATTTATAGTAGGCGTTGAGATTGTAGGCGTAAAAGTGCTACCTTGTTCAATCCTTGAAAGCTCTACAGTTGTTAAACCGTCCTCTAGTGGCTTGTAATCAACTATTTTATTAATTATATAGTAACTGTCTTTAATAAATATTCGACTGTTTAAATTGTCTTTAATAAAGTTTATATCTGTTTCGTTTAAATAGAACTTAGAAGTAATTAATTTACCTGTAGAAATTTGATTGATATAGTTTGCCCAATAGTTATTGAATAAATTTCCGTTTGTTATTGTATTTAATAACACTCCGTAATATTCGTAAGTTACTAGCCCGAAATGTATGTCGATCGTTGGCGTATATGGGTTGTTGTAGTGTCCCCCGTAAGGGTATACAGAAGAGTTTAAAGTTGCGTTAGTTCCGAAAGTTATATCTACAGTTGACGCGTTACCGTTTTCGTCTTGTATAGTCGTAAGCCCACCCCAATATAATAAAACAGATTTACGCTTTCCTTCTAAACTATTTAAAGAGGGTACTACAACGTCATTACCTTTATCACCTCTATAAACTAAAGGCGTAGTGCTAAATATAGATTCTATTTTTTTAACACCCTTCACAAAGTCATTATCGAAGCTTATCTTTTTTTGTCCGTATATATCACCCGTTGAAAGATTATAAGAGTCGTTATACTTCCCCCCGTCTGAAGCTACTATATCGTTAGCTTCTTTATAAGTAAATAATATTTCTTTGTTTTGCAACTCGCTTAAAAACTGTATTTTATCTTCGCTATTATAATCTTTTTTTTGTGTCCAGTCTAATACAGTAGGATTATTATAGTAATCATCTCTAGATTCTAGTATTAATGTTTTTGCTTTAGTTGGGTGTTTTCTTACATATACATTATACCTTCTTATTACGTCGCTTAATATGTCTTTTTGCTTTACGTCTTTAGGAAGATATAAATTTAATTCTAAGTTGTCCCCGTCGTTTATATTTGTAACTTTTACAACCTCATTAGAAAAACTAGAAGTACCCCCCGTTGATAATGTATCTTTAATATAAAAAGTAAGTGTTACCGTTTCGGGTGTTATAGAACTCCCCGTTCCTGTTGTCCATGCAAAACTATCCGTTGAGCTTCCTGCTATGTCGTTTACTAGTTGTAAATAAACTCTAACTTTTTGCCCTTCTAATAAATAAACGTCGCTAAAAATTAAAGTTGCGTCTGCTTCTACTGACTTAGTTACTTTAGGGTCTGAAGCGTTTGAAGTTGTTAAAGAGTTTAATTTTCCTAGTGTCGTTGTTCTAGAGCCGTTAGGAATAAAAGCCCCTGTGTCTGCGTCCCTAAGTACTGCCCTTATTCTTGCGTCGTTACTTGAATTACCTATAATTGAGCCACTAGTAGACCTCATTACACCCCTGCCGAAATAGCTGACCCCTGCCCTTATTTTTATTTCAAAGTTATATTTTCCTGTGTTGCTTGTTTCCCATTGAGAATAAAGAATAGGCGCACCTAAATCAAAAGTATAATTTCCAGTATTATCAAAAAAAGGCGTTGTAATATCGTCAAAGTTTGTCTCTTGTTCTTGTATTTTACTAGAAAATGATTGGAAAGTCCCTGTGTCTGTAGTTTTTAAAGTAGTTGTGCCACCTGTTAAACCTGCGCTAAATTCTCTTAAAAGTGCCTGACTATCTGTTATTGTTGGCGTGTTACCGTCCCAAGAAATTAATTCTTTTTCGTATGTAGTGTTATTAGTAATGAAAGAACCTTCTAAAGTATAGCCTGAAGCCTTAGCGACTTCTAATAATAAAGCCTTATGATAAAAAGCAGGTTTAAAGTCTTCTGTTTGATAACCTTGCGTTATCTTATCTAGCATTGGGTATTGATAAACGTCTGCAAAAGTATGATTATTCCACGCGTTTTCTATTGCCGTTTTACCGTATGTATGATTTAACGCGCTAAAATCTAAGTCCCTTACTTCTTTATCTCCTACGGTTTGTATAAAATCAATAGAATCGTCAAACACTACTACTTCATAAGAAATTAAATTACCCTGTAAGTCTGCCTTATTTAGTTTTTTAACGTTAATTAATTGTAAGTAACCCTCTAAAACAGGTGAACTGTCTACGACTATTCTAGCGTTTACTTTTTTATTAGGGTTGTATAAATCAAAAGAGCTATTAACGTCAAACAGACTACCGAAAGCGTTATTGTTTTTCTTTGTACCTGGTAAAGTTATTGTTTTACTATAATTACTATTCTTTTTATCTATGTCCCTAATATCATCTATTGAATACTGTAAGGCTATAGATATAGAATTATATATTAAATCTAAAGAAATTTGATTAGGGTAGTCCCCTAGTATTATCTCAACTTTTTTATTCATCTATCCTCTTTGATTAGTGTTTGTGTTAGCGTGTTCGAATGATATAGTATAATTTATTAACTTTTCGTTAACTGTCTTTTTATCTTCGTAGCTATTAGTAGTTATGTTTATAGCTATGTACTCACCTATTGAACTTTGTATGTAAACATTAGGAGAGTTTAACATTGCTATAACCATTTTAGAAGCGTCTTCTGTTATCCATTCAGAAGTACACGTAATAACTTCTTTAGTCGTTAAATCGTAAGTTGTTGTACCCCTGTCGTATGTAGTATAACCCCAAACGTTAGACACTGAGTCATAACTGCCGTAATTCTGTTTATAGTTGCTTCTAGTGTTTGTGATGTTCTTTTTACTAACCTTATTAAATGTAATAGGCAAGTAACTACCTAGCTTATCCATATAAAAAAACCTAATAGCTTCGTATTTGCTACACTCTTCTTTTACGTTTAAAGTAACCGTTTCACCTACTGCAGTAGTTAACAAAGCGTCTAAAGGCGTTATCTTAATAAAGGTAGTGTTAAGGTCTACTATAGGCAAAGAACCCGACACAGTTAAAAAAGTATCAGAGCTTTCTAGTATATCTTTAGCCCCAATTTTGTTTTGGTTAATAAAGTGTTGTCCTGTAGGGTTGAAAGTTTGTTCAACAGTGAAAACACCGTTATCTGTTTCTATCTTTAAACCTCTAAAATAAGTAGTGTCCATGAAGTTATTAATCCAGACCCTATCACTCAAAGTAACGTCAAAAGTGTTTAAGCCGTCTAATAAAAATTTAGTACTACTAGAAGAGGTGTTAGACATTCTATAGTTAAAAGGATCCCAATTCCTGAAGTCTTGAAAAGTTAAAGCACCATTAAAAGAATATACTAAATTTGTAGGTGAAATTATAACTTGTTCAATAGTTCTAGAGTTTGTATCTACTAAATTAGACACTCCCCCTTCTGCAGTGGGTGTACTACTTACATAAGCTTTGTCTGTTAAAACAGTGTATTCGTCTACAACAACCGTAACAGTGGCTTGACCGTCATAACTTGAGTGTGTAGCCCCTGCGCTTTGTACTATGTTTATAACGTCCCCAACTATATAAGGGTGTTTATCTGTTGACGAAGTCCACCCGACAAAAGTACCTGCAGTTGTATAGTTATTCTCAAAAGCCCAAACAGTATTTGAAAATTGTTCTTTTACTTCATAAGTCCATTTTAAGCCCTCATTAGTTACTTTATTACTAATCTTATCTACGTCTGCAGGGTAAAAAGAAGTGCTAATATTATTCTCTATATGTCTATGAAAATCAATTACCCCGTACCCTTCAGGATTAGGAAGGATAACAATAGTAGATAATAACTTATAGTCTGCTTCTGTTGACTCCCCCTTATATATATCTACAATCCATTTAAAATTTTTAGATTGTATATTAGGGGACTCTAAAACTACAATAGTTTCGTTGTAAGTAGGTGTTAAGGATAACGGTCTTACTTTTACCTGTGTTTGTGTTCCTGTTTGTGGCATCTTTTTAATTTACATTATAATATATAAGGGCTTTAGAAATGTTTTCCAACTGTACTATCTGAAGGGTAAGTGAAAAAATATTCTACAGAATCCGAAGTATCAAAGTTATCAGGAAATGTTAACGCAAATTCCATAGATAACAAACCTATTAACCTATTTTCTAATGTTTTATACTTCTTAGATTCAAAAACCTTTTCAGCTACTTTAAAATAATGGGGAGAGCCGTCTATGTATTGGAAATAAAATACACTAGATACAAATATTTCCATTTCACCGTTTTTTCCTACAGTTATATTAACCGTAAACGAATCACGCATTAAACCCGTATCAATTAAATCCTGCCTTATTACTTCAGCTTCGTAAAGTTTAGCGATTGATTTTCCTATTTTCTTAACCTTCCCTTTTAATTTGCTTCGTCTTTGAGCCATTACAAGCCAGTAACAGTTATCTGTCCAACTAAAGAAGGTATTTGTTCCTCTAGAACTTGTTTATATCTATCGCAAACTCTATAAATATCTTTTTTAAAGTCCGTAAAGCCCCCGTCTGTTGTTGGGTAGTTTTCTTTTCCTTCATCGTTTAATATTGCCCTATCTAAACCGAAAGGCAAATTATCAAAAGTAACTGCTTTACCTGTTGCGTACTCTGAAGCGTCCCCATATTTCCAAACTGCTGAAAAGTACCAAGACACCCCGTTAGTCTTTACATTGACAAGTCCAGTTATCTTTTTCTTAATATCGTAAACAGGTAGTTCACCCGTTGTAATTCCACTGTTTTCGTTTAAATCAATCGTTATCATATCTTTATTTTTATACTATATTTAAAACTCCCCCGTTATTCCATATATCACCACTAGACAAACCTGCTGAAGATGTTGGTAAGTTAGAAGCGTTAATTACTCCATTGTTTTTTACTTCTAATAAACTTGCATTAGTAGAATCTGTAACCTTAAAACCTGTTGTACTTGCTGAAGTGTCTGAGCCTTTTACAGTTGTGTCTGTTTCAAGGCTTAAATTTCCCGTTGATTTTATATAACTATCAGTTGTTGCACCTATTACCATTGTAGGGGTTGCCGAATTGAAACCCACTGTTAATTGGTTTGTTGACGTACTTTTTAAAGCACTAGCACCCGTTGAAAAGCCTGTCCCTAAAACAACAGAGCCTGCGTGATTTACTTCGGTTGCTGAACCTAAAGCTAGACCCATATAAGCGTTGCTTTCAGTATTCCAGCCTAAAGCAGTCGCAAAATTAGAAGTGCTTTCGGCTTCATAACCTAAAGAAGTTGTATATTTGCCACTTGCTACGGCGCTTTTACCTATTGATATAGCTCCCGTATTTGAAGAAGAAGAACCCGAACCGATACCGATTGAAAAATCAGATGTTGCAGAACCAAGCAAAGCAACTGCAACACCACCTGCAACCGATCCGACCCCTATTGATACACCTCCAGTCGTTGCCGTCCCCCCGATCGCTATTGAGTTGGTTAATGTAGCAGAAGCGTTATAACCTATTGATATCGCTTTTTCACTAAAACCTGCGCCTATAGTAGCGTTTTGACCTATAATTACATTTTGATTTTTTGACAAAGTATTATTATTTGTCGCTCCTTTCCCTATTATAAAACTACCGTCATTATCAATACTAAACAAAGTATCTGAGCCGTCTTTAATACTCCAATCGTTACCGTTTAAATCTGCGTTATATGTAGCATTAAAAGTTAAATCAGCATTAGAAATATTATCACCCCCTGAACTAGCAGAATTAATCTGTAATTCGTCAGCACTAGAAGTTAAAGTAATTCCTGTACCTGCAGTTATACTTTTAAAAGGTAAGTCAGAACCAACTTTTGTAAGTGCTAACCCTTCACCCGTTCCACTATTAGACGAAGTATTAACTTCCCCCCCACTAGGTAAACCCGTAAGCCCTGAACCGTCCCCAACAAAGGCAGTTGCGTTAACCGTTCCCGTAACGTCTAAGCCGTTAAAATTATCTATTGAGGTAGTAACAGTACTACCGTCGTTAAGTGTTAATACAAGGTTGTTATTATTACTATTATTAAAAGTTGCTGAAGTTACAAAAGTGTTAACGGTGTTTATATTTGATAAGTCAACTAATACAGTTACACTGTCATTTCTTAACAACTCTAGATTATCGGTTAATGTGTTATAAGTACCACTAATTACAAAAGTATCTGACCCTACGCCACCTGCTAAAGAAACTTCTTTTGTAGTTCCCGTTGTAGTAACTACAATAGGATAAACGCCCGTTACGTCTTCAACAAATACGGGACATAATACGTTAACGTCTGGACAGTCTATACCTGGAAAAACAAACCCTGTTATGTCAGTAGCAGGAATACCACAAAAAGTTGTTAGTACAGGTGTCATTAAGGAAATCTCTGTAAGCCATCCACTTACTTGTTCGTCAAACTCCTCTGTAAAAGCTTCAAAGTCTATATCACCTATTATATTAAGTTGACTATTAACGTAGTACGGGTGTCCTTTAAACTCTGTTATAATGTCTTTTAAGATATCTATAGTATCAGAAAGAACGTCGTTCTCATTGCTTTCGTCTTTGTTAACTAAATCAAATATTCTTATTTCAAAATCAATTTCAAATGTTTTATAACCGTAATCAGTTGAGGGCATAGAAGCACTAACGGGGTTAATCCACAATACAGGGTGCATATAAGCTTTGTCCGCTCCTATTTCCCATTCATCACCAATACCAAAACCATTTATTTGGTAGTGTCTAGTAGCTATGTCTTTCCATACGCTGACTAGTTGGTTTATAGTTTGTATTTTCATATTATTGTTTTTTAACCTCTGTTAAGGCTATTAAATTCCTTTTCTATTTTTTTCCAGGCTCTAGACTTCATTGCGTTATCTAGTATATCAAAAACACCGTTTACATATTTCCAATAATCAACGGCATTAATCTTAGCGACTAAACCTCTATTACTTCCTATCGTAGCGTCTACTTGTATAGTATCAACCATTTTGCCTGTGTCTACGTGTCCCTGCTTTCTTATCTGTTGTTTCAACACCCTTGTTAATTTCCTTCCTATTAATTTTAGTTCCTTGTTAGTTATTTGTTTTTTACCCCTCGACTTTTTACGACGGGCAAACTCCATTATTTCAGGGTTAGAAAGTTTAAATCTTTTAGTGTATATATGTGCTAACTCCTCAATCATTTATGCTTGTTCATCATTTCCTGCCTTTTCCTTAGTCGTTCTTGGTAGTCGTCCCTTTCTTTCCAGTAGCTTAAAGTATTTAAAGCCGTTATGTATGTTATCTTATATACTTCATTAAACTTTGTTATGTCCCCATTTGCTAACCTTTCAATAATACTAAACCATTTCCAACGGTCTGAAAACTTAGGCACTGCAGGGGCTTCTATTTCGTCTTCGTCTTTATCTCCATTAAATAAAGCACTAAAATTATACATTATCACCTTACGCCAGTCGAAAAAAAAACACTCATCCCTAGAACTGAATTTATAGACAAATTATCTTTAAATAGTTCTATACGTTCAGCGCATTTGTTAGAGTCAAACTCTTCGTTTTTAGGTCTTAAAATTACGCTTAGTATTATCGGTATAGCCTCAACAGAATTAAAGCACCCTTGTTCTATTAAAGATTCTATACTTATATATTCCCCTACTGTTAATTCATTTAAATTATTACATAAAAAATACATTTCCCCGTTAATTTCTACAGATTTATTATCTAACTTTTCAGGCTCTGTGTTCATAAAAGACATTTGACCTACTATGTTTTCAAGGTCTGAAGTTTTAATATAGTCAAATATTTCTTCTAAGTCTTCATTACCGAATAACCGTAAAACATGAATATAATATTCAATAGGACTTTTATAGGACTTTAAGTCTAAAGAACTCAAAGAGATAAACTCCCTTAAAGTAACGTCATTCCATGAAGTCGGTATCAGTATTTCTTTATCCATGCTAATATATATAACAGTTAAATAATTGTTTATGCCATTCTAATAAAATTACCTAACGTATATTCAAATATCATTTTATATGCCATAGCGTCAGCGAAATCTGGTGAATGTCCTATTATCTTTTTTTGTTCATCCTTACTATTAATTTCCATTTTAGATTCTGAAGTTTCGCGTACCTTTCTTTTAATACATAACAACTCCCCTTCTAGTTCTTTCTTGAATTTATTAGTTTTCATTTTTACTTTGCCGTCCCTTATAAGCTCCCCTAGTTTATAGTAAAGTTGAGATTTTAGATTCTTATAGTTTTCGTCTTTAAGTGGTCTACCATTGTTAGTTATAGCCTTAGACGTTCTTAAATATTGTTTAATATATTGCCCCACCCCGTCGCTATCGTAAGCTATGTATCTAGTTTGTATATCGTACAGTCTAGCAGTTTCTTTAATCTTATCTAGTACTATTTCATTCTTACCTACTTTTATTATATCAATTACGTCGTTACCTTCCCAAACGAATAGCACGCACCCATCTTGTTTGAAGGCAACATCTACAGATAAAAATTTAGTTAAGCTTTCATTTTTATTAATTGAATGGTCGTACATTTCGTTTATATCGTCAGAATTTACTAGACTGTCTGGATCGTCTTGTGCTTCCCAATTACCCATAAGTAAACGACTAACTTCTGAAGGTGAAAGCGTTCTTTTAAGGTTATCAATATAGCTTTTTGATAAGTAAGGGTTATCCATTGCAGTAGCATTAACAAAACTACGCCACTTCGGTATAGTTCCTTCTTTGTCTGCTAAATAAAAGTCTTCATATAAGAAATTACGCGACGGGTTACAAGTCATTAACAACAAAGGCTTTATATTATAACTGTCATTTCTCCACCTTCCTATCCTAGATTGTAGTATCTCTTTTCCCCTGTCGCTTGTTTCCCCTGCTTCGTCTATTACTGCAAAGGTTAAAAGTAAACCTCCTAACCTTGTATAGTCTGGGTCTGAGGGTATGTGCCTTAGTTCTTGAAATACTATTTCACTCCCGTTGTAAAATGTGATTTTCCCCTCTATTGGATTATACTTGTAATGTTCATCCCTTTGTAATCCAAAACTAGGGAATACTTCAGACAATAAAGTAACTACTGTAGTTTTTTTAAGTGTTGTTAATTCATTCCTGCACAGTCCAACCCTAACGCCTTCGTACTGTAAACATTTAATAGTCATTAACGCACTAATTAAATACGTCTTAGACGCACCAACGCCACCCCCAAATAGTATTTCCGTTGTGTTATCGTCTTCGAATAACTCGAATACTTTGTGTTGTTTTATAGTTGGTGCAAATGTTATATTCACTCTTCAGGCTTAACGTAGTTTATTGTTACGCCCTTATGTGTTACTTCCTCTTTAATTGGTGCGTATGCTCCTATGACTTTAGCAAGTTGGTCTAAGGCTTTTAAACTTATCACGTGTTCTTTGCTGTCTTTTGTTTTATTTAAGATTAACTCTAATTCCTCTAGAACTCTTTTTCTAGTTATTAAAGCCTCTTTATCCATTTTTTTGTCCATCTCTTTATTCTTTTTTCTTAATTGCATTACTACATAAGGGTGTCTTACTAACTGATAAGATTTTTTTATCACTGTAGCCTTATTGCAATTTTTATAAATTTGAGAATAAGACTTATTTGCATTACAGGAAATCATATACAACTGCACAAACCTATCGTACCTCATTTTCTGCGCTCTAGACCTTAAGCCGAATCTTTTTAATACAGGGTCGTCAGTTAGCATTTATTATTTTTATGATATTTTTTTAATTTATTAAATACGTTCCTTATAACTGACGGGCATTTATTACAATAGTTTCGATTATCGTTAAATATTAACCTATTAAGATTATATATTCTAGCTATTTTTTCACCACTTACAGAGTTAAACTTAACCACTTCAGAAAGTTCTATGTATATTTCTTCTTTTGTCATTTAAAACAATTTACATCCTGCTTCTTCAATTCGTTTTTTTGCTATATCGAAATAGTTTTCGTCTTGCTCTATTCCTATAAAATTACGGTTAGTATTAACACAAGCGACACCCGTAGAACCGCTACCGCACGTAAAATCTAAAACAGTTTCATTTTCGTTGGTGTATGTTTTTATTAAGTATTCCATTAATGCAACTGGTTTTTGTGTTGGGTGCAAACTTTTATTATTAGGATTAGAAAAGTACAATTTGTTTTTCGGGTAGTTTCCGTACTCACTGTGTCCGTATTCCTTTTCTTGCCTATAAATTTTATTACCTTCTACTTTTTTAGATTTTGAAGGTCTACTATTTTTAAACACTCCTTTTACTAATCCTTGTGGATTATATATTGGTTGTTTTTTATAGAATAAACTAATAATTTCGTAAAGCCTTAAGGGTTGTTTTTTTGCATTCAAGTGATTTGTTGCACTTGTTTTCTCCCAGTACCAATCATATTTGTAATTTTTAATATTACTCATTCTTAAAGCACTACTAAAAGGCTCAGAACCAAATAAAACTATTGCACCATTCGGTTTTATTATTCTGTTTAGTTGTTCCCACATTAAATAGAAATCAATAACGCTATCCCACTTACAGGCAGTCGTTCCGTAAGGTGGGTCTGTTATTATTGCATCAATCGAACCGCTTTTAATGGTCTTCATTAACTCTAAACAATCGCCTTTTAATAAATCAATCATAGTTTAATATCTGTACTTAATAAATACTTATCTATTAGAAAACCTATTAAACTAATAAACCCACTTAATGGTGCGTCCCAATTCGTAAGCAATAAAGCAAACCAAAAAGAACTACACTTCATACAACTCATTATCTTTAAAGGTACTTCAGTTATTAAAATAGGGTTGGCAATTATCATACGAAACTCCCTTAGGAACTCCCTATGATAACCAACCAAAAAAGCCAACCCCAAAACATGAAAAACTACAGTCATAAAGTATAGTAATATATAAGCTTGTTATTAATGTTTTTCACTTCTGTTTTAAACAATTCAATAATTTTTATTCTATTCCTTGTTACTGTGTTATAAATAGAGGTCGAAGGAATACCCAACATGTTAGACAAACCCCTGTAGGTGTTTTCATCGTTGTAGTACATTTCAAACACTTTTTTATCATAGAAAGAAGTAGGCTTAGAAATTAATTGTTTATCTAAGTGTTTGTTAATTTTATTAATTAAAGATTGATATTCGTCTTCTAGTTGTTGTAGTATCTGATATTTTTCTGTATTATCGTCTTCATGCCTGAAGTCTATTTCTTCAGAGTAGCACCCCCCTATTGGTTTACGGTAGGTGTAATAATATCTACTATTTGAACTTCGTAAATTATTTCTTATTATTATATATACGTATTGTTCTAGTTCATTAGCTTCGTATATTCTAAGCATTTTAGACTCGTTTTTGTCAGCCATTAAAACATATAAGTCTTGGTAAAAGTCTTCAGCGTCCCTTTTATTTGGTATCATGCCTAAGATAAATTTATTCATTAACTTGTTTTTGTTATCCGTTAACCAATTAAAAATCTTATTCATACTATTTACATTTAGGCGTTATTTTATACTCACTAAACAACCTTTCTAAATGTATAGATAAATTACCTTTTTTGTCTTTGTAGATAGGTATTTCTTTTTTCCCTGCGTTGGCTCTTACTAGTTCATTATAACTGGACTTCATTAGTTTTAACTTTCTAGGTGATTCCGTAGGGTGTATTAACTTTTCTTTAGTATGTATTTTATTATTATCTAAATAATTAGCTAAGTTTTTTAAGTACTCTACTAGGTCTATATGTTTATGAAGTCCTAAACGCTTAAAGGATTTTAATATTTTACCCTCTAAGGCGTTAGCTTGGAAATGTATAGCACCTCTACATAAACCTTTCCCGTCTTCAGAAGGTAGTTCATTATTTAGTTTGTGCTGGTGATCTATACAAAACTTATCAATAGGATAATGCTTTTTTAATATTGGGCAAATTCCGTTTTGTTCGTTATACCATTTAAGGCGTAAAGGTTTTATATCTTTTGGTTTTAGTTGTATCATATTCTAAATATAATACATTTTATTCTATAACATAAAAAGATAATCACATAAATTATCTAAGTCTTTTTGAACGTCATAAGAGGGACAAGCTTTATTAGATAATTCGTTATGCCCTTTTACTTCTGCGCTAGGGTTAGACGCTTGTAGACTTATAATTAAAGCCGATAAAGTTTTTTTCTGTGCGTCTGTTCTTGTGTCTTTTGGTTTACCGTCATCACCTTTACCCCCTGCGTAGCAAATGCCTATTGAATTACGGTTATACCCTTTGCAATGCGCCCCCATTTTCTCAATGTCGCGCCCTATTTCAATAGACCCGTCTAAACGAACAACAAAATGGTAACCTATACCACTCCACCCCCTTTGTAAGTGCCATTCGTTTATTTCTTTTACTCCTATGTTCATTCTTAAATAGGTGTCTGCGCAGTGAACAACTATTAAGTCTATATTTCTTTTGCTTTCTAAAATCATTATTTAGTATTATTTAACCGTTCGTTTATGTATTTTTTAACGTATTTAATAAAAGAAATACCCGTTATTTTTTGGAATGACTCACCTAAAGAAGTTATTTCTATAGTCCCTAAAAAAGCCAGTGATATTTTTGTAATAGGTATAAAAGGCATTAAAAACTTTTCACATACAAAACTAGAAATTAGAAGTAAATTATAAACTAACATTTTTACACAGGTATTTTTAAGCCTTAAAGACGTTATTTTAACGTTATTAACACGCGAAGCCGTCAAACCTAATATTAAATCTACTGAAATCAAAAAGCCTATAGCCAACATAGATTCTTGAAGGGGTGATAATAAAGAAATAGTAACTATTAATAAATTAGAAATTATTGTTTTAATCATTTTAAATAAATAGCATTAATAAATTTAATTTGATTGATTATAGTCGCAACATTCGTCTGTATCTGACTTATAAACTTTAGTGGGTATATAGATACCACTAAAAAAACTAGTTTTGACTGGCTTAATATCGTCTATATCTGAATTTCCTGTGTTGTATTCAGGGTATAACGTTAAGTTAGTTTTTAAAAATTTAGTCATTCTTTCGCTTAAATATTCAGCGTCATCTCTAATATCTTGACGTAAAAAATTAATTTCTGTTAAGTCTGAAGCTTCTGAATTATCTGAACTTTTTTTAAGTACTGCTTTATTAGTAAATTTATAATTAAAATAAGGTAAAGCTGTATATGTAACCCATTCAATTAAAGCAGGTTGAATATAATTCTCTAATAAGTTAACTATCCTAGTAGAAACTGTCCCCGCTTCTATTTCTGTAAGTACTAAATTAAATAAATTACTCCCTAAGACTCTTTCTATGTTCATATTTTGAGCCTTTACAATATGGGGGCGTATTAACTCTGTGTCTACGTTTAGATTAACTACAGAATTCCTTTTGTAGTAGTCTGCAGTAAACATTAAAACTTTATTTGTTGGCATGTTGTGTTATTTTATTATTCGTTTGTTGTTTCTTCTGGTGTGTCTTCTGTTGGTTCTTCCTCTACTTCGTCAAGGTCAAAAGTTATTGACTGCTCTAGTTTTAAAGTTCCTTCTATACCGTTTAAATTCATTATTCTAGTATAAGAATTTTCTAGTAAAGACTGGTAGCCGTCTATAACGTTGTGTTGGAACATTGCTTCCGCTTCTATTACTTCAGAAGACGCGCCCAACTTACCTGCTACGGCAACCCCTACAACCTCATTACTTGCCCTGTGTCCGATAATTATTTGTTCTTTAACCTGTTGTGCCAAATCCTTATATCTTTCGTCTGAAGAGTTTAACATTAACGGTGTAATAACAGGCACTTGGCTTTCGTCTTCACTTACTGTTAAAAGAACCTTAGAAGCGTTCGAACTACCTGCGTAGTTTTCCTGCATTTTTCTCTCAAATGCTTTCATTTCATCGTCAGAAGGTACACCGATCAGATTAATCATCATACTAGGTAAAAAACCGTTTTTGCAACTATTCAAATGGTAAGAAGCAATTTCTGTATCTATAGCAATATAAACACTACAAGCCTGATAATCAGGCAACGGGTACACGTCTTCACTATTAGGCGAATACATAGGAACGTAAACAAGTTGTGTTGTTGCGTCGTTATATTCAGTACTAAAACCCTGTATTATTTTAGGCTTGTACTTTTCCTTTCTTTCCTGCGTCCAGTCTGAACTTATCATAAAAAAATCTACCCCGTCAGCTTGTCGCTTTTGCATTTCAGAGTCATCGTCTAACTCTTTAACTTTTCGCACCTTTGACCAATCCATATATTGTAAACGTGCTATTGTTTTTTTATCCTTAGACCACGTAACGATATAACAGTACCCACCATATAAAGCCAAATCATAAGCGTTTTTATATGCAATTTGATCTAGTGTGTCGCTTCCGTTAATATTAGATACAAATGCTTTTTGCTCTACGTCTTCTATTATAAAACCTTTACTAGCTGACATGTCGGCTTTTTTCTTTAATATAGCATTATGAAGCCCTGATTGATTCATCATTTCTAGAAGTACAGAAGGGTAGTTATTGTCTTCACCGTAAAGAATATAATTTTTATTATTCTGCACTTTAAAAATTGGTGATTCTATAGCCGTAGACGTAGCAGACACCATTTTAATAGTAGTATTTTTACTTTTTTTCATTATTGGTATGTTATGTATGTGTTACTGTCGTTGTCAGTGTAAGAAGTTCTAATGGGCTTTAATTCCCCTTTAACGTAAACTTTGCCCCTTTCTATTATTCCACTAGCTAACGCAGGATTTAGATTAAATTGGCTAGATTGTTGGTAAACATTATATTTATAATAACCGTTTAACTCTAAGTCTATCAATCCTATTGTAGGGTCTGGCGTTCCATTTGTTAAGGTTATGTTAAATTCGTTATATCTACAGGCGTTAGTACTTACGTCTTCAGCAGTAAAAAATACACTATTATAACTATCATCGCTTATTATTTCAAATAAGAAATAAGCAGGGGCGGTTATAGTTACGTTTTCTGTTAATGTTAGTACAACTTTAGAAGTACTATTTTTATTTAATAACATCATACAACAATATATAAGTTAATTTAATACGTTCATTAACCAATAAAACAAAGCTAAAATAATATAATATTAACATTCAAGTGAACTTTTTTCATTTTATGTTTGATTATTACAAATAAATACTTATCTTAGTAATATGGAAAACGAAACGACTACTACGAAAGACTGGAAAGATGCACATATTGAAGTGTTAAACGGTTATATCAAAGAGTATCAAATACTTTGCGATAAAAAAGACGAAATGATTGACGGATTATTAAAAACATTAAACGAAAAAGACAAATGCAAATTTTAGAAAGCTATTACTTAAGCGAAAACGAAACATTATTACTAGATAATAATAAAGTGAATTATTTTGTGTGCTATAACCTTATTAGGGAAACTAACTACGGGCAGGGTTTTATAGACTATGACACGCCCCCAGATTATGACGTAACCACAACAGAAGTTGAAATGTTAGATTATTATATTTGTGATGATGACTTAAACAACATAGGTAAAGTTTCTAAAAAGGCTTTAAATGAAATAACAGATTATTTAACAGATATAAACAACTATTAAAATGAAACAGTACAGACAAAAAGATTTTATCCACTTAATAGCTAAGTCTAAAGAGATAACCTTAACAGAATTAGCTAAACACTTAAAGCTAGAATTAAGTTCTTTTCGTGTTACTTTAGAAAGGAATAATTTAAAACTAAGTCAGTTTTTAAGTATTTATAAATATATCTATAAAAAAGAGTTTAAAACAGAAAGCGACTTTTTAGATATAATGAGGGAACTATATAATTTTAGTTTATCGCAATTCGTAGACGCTATGAAAGTAGACGATAACAAAAAAGTGGTAGTAACTCTCTACAAAAAAACAAAAATACAATTAATAAACTAGTAAAGCATGGGTAAAAAAGTTAAATGGTTAAATAAATCAGAAGCTTATTTTTTAGGATTAACAGTAAAAGAAGACGCAGAAGGTAGAAAGCAAAATAGGTATAGCATAACAAAAAGCCAATTTAACGAAATATTAAAATTAAGAACTACGCCCAACAAAAGAGAGTTCATAGAAACTATTAAAAAGCTAGACAAAAACGGTACAATAATTTCTAGCACTGAAAAACTACAAAGCAAACCTATTGAAGTACCTGAAAACTTCGAAGTAATAAAAGTAAGCACTTCTAAAACTACGGGGCAACAGTGGATTCAATACGCACCTAAGAAAACAGAAGCTTCTGAAGTGGTTGAAAGCTTTAACTTTAAAAGTATTATTGAAAAATACATAAAACCTGTAGTATCTCCAAATGTTACGATTAAGTATGTTAATAGTAACAAAAAAGACTTTGACAAGTTAATTATTACAGACGTACATACTGCAATGGACACAGACGCAGACAACAACACTATGTATAAAGGGGAATGGAATAAAGAAGAGCTTTTAAAGACTGCACAGATAGTAATAGATAACACTATTAAAGAGCAAGAAAGCGACATTTTATATATTGACGAATTAGGGGACTTACTAGACGGTTTTAACGCACAAACCACAAGGGGGGGGCATGGTTTACCACAAAATATGACTAATGAAAAGGCGTTTGATTGTGCGCTAGAATTTAAGTTAAAAATACTTTACGGCTTAATTGGTAACTATAAAGAAATACATTTTAATAATATATGTAACGACAACCACTCAGGGGCTTTTGGGTATTTTGTTAATGAAGCCTTTAAGCAAATAGCAGAAATACAATTTAAAAATATTACCGTAACTAATCATAGAAAGTTTATTAACCATTATTTTGTAGATAATATATGTTTTGTTATTACTCACGGAAAAGACGATAAGTCGTTAAAGTTTGGCTTTAAACCTCATTTAGACTTAAAGGGTGCTGAAAAGATAGACCAATATTTAAAACAAAACGGGGTCTATAAAAAATCGGATTTAATTATATTTTGTAAAGGTGATAGCCACCAGGCTTTATTCGACTTATGTACTTCTGACGATTTTTATTATTTCAATTACCCTGCTTTAAGTCCTTCTAGCAACTGGATAAAGAACAACTTTAAATTAGGGCGCAGGGGCTTTGTAAATGAGTCTTACAAAGGCTTAAAACATTATCAAAAAATACACTTCATAAAGTAATAAAAACAGTTTATTATTTTAATTAACAATAATTAATAAAAAATAAATAGTTCAATCGGTCTTTTTTCAATTATAATTAACTATATTAGCATTCTAACAATTAAAACCAAAAACATGAAAAATTTATTTAAAGCCTTAGCAGGTTTTCAACAGGAAGTGCCAACGATACACCAAGGCACAAAAGGTTATGGCTATACTTATAGCAATCTTAACACTATTTTTAAAGTAATTAATCCAATATTAAAAAAGTACGATCTAGGATTTACGCAATTAATAGAAGGTACTAGCATTAAAACTATTATTTTCCACACTGAAAGTGGTGAGTTTATTACAAGTGTTACAGAGATACCACAAGGCATAATTTTAAAAGGTATGAATACTTATCAGGCCAACGGATCGGGAATAACGTACTACAGAAGATATTCTTTATCCAGTGCTTTATGTTTAGTGACTGATGTTGATAGCGACGCAACAGGGGAAGAGATTAAAAAGACTAGCAGTGAAATAGCTGAAGAGTACAACAATAGTATAAAAACGGCTAAGGCTAACTTAAAAGCTTCTAAGGATTTAAACTCATTAGTGAAAGCATGGGGAAGGTTAACAGTAGACCAAAAGAATAATAAAGAAGTAACAGAGTTAAAAGATTCATTAAAAGTAAAACATTCTTAATATGTATATAGACTACGATTTAAAACAAGGCACTGAAGCATGGCACGAAATTAAGAACGGTAAAATTTCGGGGACTAGAGCGAAATCAGTAATGGTTAAAAAAGATATATCTAGTGCCGTTATCTTTGACGAAATAATGAGCGAAAGAAATACAACTTTTAAACACGTTGAAGGATTCACTAACGACGCAATGAAAAGAGGTATTGAATTAGAGCCGTTAGCTATTAAAGAAGTAACAAGAAAAACAGGTATTATCTTTTACGAAGCAGGTTTATTAGTGAGAAACGAAAACCACATACATAGTCCTGACGGCATAAGCATGTGCGAAAGAATAGGGTTAGAAATTAAATGCCCTAGTGCTAAGGTACATAATAGCTATGTAAGGGAAAATAAAATACCATTAGAATATGTTTATCAAGTAGTAAATTACTTTGCAATGAGTGAAAGTATAGAAAGATTGATATTTGCTTCTTATCATCCAGACTACAATTTAAAGCCTTTGTTTTTATTAGAAATAAATAGACAAAGCGTTATATTTACAAGTAAAAAAGACAGTGATACAATAGAAAATCTAGTACAAACCTTAAATAAAAACGTAGATAATTTAATAAATGAAATAGAGAAAGAAGAGGAATTAATTAAACAATCAAATAACAAATTTTAAAACCAAAAATTATGCATCATTTACTAGAGAAAATAAATATATTAAGAGGTAAAAGTGTTTTTACAGTTGAAGACTTCATTAAAGTATTAAATAAATTAGACCCTGAATGCGAAGTGATATTTGGCGTTTATAACGGTAATTCGACTTGCTTTAGTCAAGACGATAATTTAATATTTAACTTAGACCAAAACGATAGAGAACACGAAGCAGAAGGGAAATACGTAGTTCAAATAATAACAGCTAATAAAAACAACTTTTAATCAAATAACAAATTTTAAAACCAAAATTATGAATACTTTACAATTTACGGGAACGATTGACACGATCAAAGAAACGCAACAAATTAGCGATACATTTTCTAAAAGAGAATTCGTGCTTACTGACAAAAACGACAAGTACCCAAAATTTATAGCGTTTGAATTAGTAAAAGATAACTGCGTGTTATTAGACGAATTTAAAATAGGTGAAGAAATAACAGTTAATTTTAACCTAGAGGGGCGCAAGTGGACAAACCCAAAGACTAACGAAGAAAGAACTTTCAACACTCTTAAAGTTTGGAAAATTGAACAAGGCGGAAATAACGCCAAGTTCAAACCAACAATAGAAGAAAGCAAACCTAACGTTACTTCTGACTTACCATTTTAATAATTACTAACTAGGGGTTGACTGTGCAGGTTGACCCCTTTAAAAAAAACATCATGGAAAATAAATTTTTTAATATCAAAATAAAGTACTTAAAACAACTAGAAGACCAGTCTATAAAAAAAGTATCTGAACAATATGTTTTAAAAGCTTATTCTTTTACAGACGCAGAAGCAAAAATAGTTAAGAACTTAGAAAACATTATACCTGAATTTAATATTACTTCATGCAATCCTTTTAACATTCAAGACGTAAGATTTGACAAGTCTAGAGAAAACTTTTTTAAAGTTAAAATAGCTTATGAAAACGTAGATATTGATACAGGTAAAACAAAAAAGATAATAGAGAACTATATAGTACAAGGGGACGAAATAAAAGACGTTACAAACTCAACTAATCAATTGTTAAATGGGTGTACTATGGACTACACTATTGAAAACGTACAGTTAACCAAAATTAAAAACGTTTTTTATGAAGTAAGTAAATAAAAAGCCCACAAAAGCCCACAAAAGCCCCTAAAACCACTAAAACCACTAAAACCACTTTTTAAACCACTAAAACCACTTTTAAAAAAATGGAATATTTACAGAAAGTTTGTCCTTGTTGTAATGATGTATTTCAAACAACAAAAAGCAATAAAAAGTACTGTGATTCAGTTTGTAAGAATAGACACGCGCCAACATTAAGAGAAAGCGCAGAACCTAAATTCAAGGACTTTGTACAATATAACACAGAAAACAACATAAGCCCTTTACCTGGTGATTGTGTAAGGTTAACACGTGATTATGAAAATTTAAAGTCTGATACTTTAGGAATTATAACAGGAATAGTAGCAGAAAAAAAAGAAGAGTACGAAATAACATTCAATTCTATTTTACCGCCTTATATAAACGTAAATAAAGCACTTAAATGCGAAGGGGGTACTACATTAAAGATTAAAAAAAATAACCTTTTACACGTTGGTAAAATAAATATGCTTTTTTGTTACCCAGACCGTAAAAAAGCAGACGACTTATTTTTAGTTAATAATTATAAGGTACTTCTTTAATGACTACTAGGGAAAATTATACACTGCAAAAAGTAAACGATATTGAACAACAAATTTTAATTTATTTAACTACTAACCACGAAAAACACGAAATAATAACAGAAGACACTAGCGACTTTCTAGAATTTGAAATACAGTACTTTATGATTGAGCGCGAAACCATAACCGTAAACCTCAATTTCTACCGTAACGACGACACCGAAAGCGCACCGATTTGGCTTTATAGGAAGCAACTAGTAATTAATGAAAAAGAGTTAATAGAGCGTTTAGAGGTGTTAACTTCCTATGAATAAGGCTTTTATATAGTATTTAACGTTTTTAACGTTTGTTAAATTCGTTGCAACGTTTTCAACTGTTATAGTAATAGTAATAGTAATAGTAATAGTAATAGTAATAGTAATATATAAATATAAATACGCATTTTAAAAAATGCTGAGTATTTTTAAATTAACTTTATAAACCAAAAAAATAAAAATGGCATTAGACAAAAGTGGTTTTATTTTACATAAAAACCTTCTAGAAGTTTTAGAAAATATACCAAACGAAAAAGCAGGGGAGTTGTTCAAACATATTTTAAGATACGTTAACGACTTAGACCCACAAACAGACGATTTAATATTAAAATGCTTATTTATACCCATAAAACAAAGGTTAAAAGCAGACCTGGACAAGTGGACAAGTAAAAAAGAAGGCTTTTCGAAAGCAGGGTTAAGGTCTGCAGAAGTTAGAAGAGAAAAGAAAGCTTTATCTACTACCCCAATAAAACAAAGCACTGGAAAGATTGAACAATTTGAGAAGTTTTGGGAAGTTTACAATAAAAAGATCGACAAAAAAAGGTGTTTAATTAAATGGTTGAAATTAAAAGAATCTGATATTAAAAAAATATTTGAAACACTAGAAAACTATGTTAAATTAAACGATAATATACAATTTAGAAAGAACCCCGTAACCTATCTAAATAACTATTCATGGAATGACGAAATAACACCAATTAAAAAAAATAACGCCTTAAATACTACCGATAAAGTAATAAATTTATTCGATAATACAGACTTAACTAGCACTGTAAAAAAGTACAAAAGCAGTAAAGAACGACTTAAAGAAAGGTTAACTGAATTTCTAGAAAAAGAAGTAATTAAAGCAGGTTTTAAGAATAGACAAACCCCTGAAGTCTTAACCCATTTTATCAATAGTTTAGAATTTAATCGCCCCGTAATAGTTAAAAACATTGACCCAAACGCAAAAGCCCCGTGGGTGATTTATGCAGAAAAACACAATCAAAATGACTGAAATAATAAACCCAATGTTAACCCCTTCAGATGCACTTTTGGAACTTGACGACATTAGATTAAACAGGGTAGAAAAAGGCTACACTATTGGAAATGAGAAATTTGACGAACATATAGTTTTTAAACGGGGACAGTTTAACATGGTCAACGGGCATGATAATGTAGGAAAAACAGATGTTATTTTATGGTACTTCGTTTGTTTAGCTAAAAAACATAACATGAAGTTTAACATTTACAGTTCAGAGAATACGCACAGAAGTCAAGTATTTAAACTCTTTAACTTTTGGACTGGTAAAAGATTAGATAAAGACTTCACGAAAGACACTAGAGGTTTTCATAATACTTTAAATGAACTTACAGACTGTTTTAACTTCATTAGAGCCGATAAAAGATATAGCGCGAATCAAATACTAGACATTGCAACTAATAACCCTGCAGACGGTCTTTTAATTGACCCGTTCAACAGTTTAATGACTGAGTCAGGGAATAAGCACCAAGAAGATTACGACACTTGCGCAAATATTAGAATCTTTTGCGATAGCACTAAAACAACCACTTTTGTAAATGCCCATTTAGTTACACAGTCAGCGCGAAACGTGTACGGGAAAGAAAGCGAATTCGAAGGAAATTTAAGACCTGGAGAAAAAGCAGACACAGAAGGGGGGCAAAAGTTTGCGAATCGGTCAGATGACTTTTGGACTGTCCACAGAATGACACAACACCCTGAACATTGGAGCCGTACAGAATTACACGTCAGAAAAGTTAAAGAAACTATAACGGGGGGAAGTTGTACCTTGAGAGATAGTCCGATTTATATGGACTGGGAAAATCATTGCAAATATACTATTAACGGAAAAAACCCACTAGCTAAACACTATAACGAAATTGGAAACACTGACAAAAGCAACCTAGCAGAATTAACACCACAACACAAAGCACTCAAAAAAATGTCTTACGGTGCAGAAACTGAAGAATTACCTTTTTAAAATAAAACTATGAAAACCGAAACTAAAAACAATTCAAAACTAGTAAAATTATATAAACAAACTAAAGACGCACTGTCAAACGACGTTGTAACGTGTTTTAAGACCGATTTAAGCTCGATTCATGCTTCTTTGGTATACTTACACCAACTGTTCAAAAAGAAAGGCTTAGAGAACGACGCAAGCAAGTTAGTAGAAAAAGGATTAGAAGATATGTCTTCCTGGTTTGCTTATTACGACATTTTAAGGTTTGAACTAATCAATTACAGAGAACACAACAAAGCTTTAAAAATAGAACTGGATAGGTTAAGAACTGAAAACCTTTTATTAAAGCAAGATAATGAGCTTAATAAGTGATTCACTTATCTTTATTTCCAAACACTAAATGCGTAATTTGTAGTAAAAAAGTAAATAATAACGCTTTGCATTGTAAAAAATGTTATAAAAAATTTATTAAATTATGCGAGCCTAAACCCAATGATATCAACGACTTGCAGGATTATTGTAAAGAATGAATAACATTCAATTGAACTTTTTTTAAAAATAGATTAGGAAAAGACAAATAAAGGCTTATCTTTGTAAGGAACGCAAAAACAAAACAATATGAAAACTAAAGAAGAACAAGAAAGAAACCACAGACTAATAGCGCAGTTATTATTTGGTGTATCGGTAATGTATTTTTTATTTAGTAATATCTAACGTTTTGTGTATGGTAAAGTTTTGTCGCAAATATAGCATAAATATGCGACAAAGTTTAATAACAAAACTTTACTATACACTTTGTTATGTGCAGTTTGATTGCTTGATGGTGTTGGCTAAATTACACCTAACGGTTAGTGTAAGAGGCGTTTTAATGCCTTTTACACCTTGTTAGGCACTTTTAATTTATATGATATGAAGATAACAAACGAAGATAATATGGAATTAATGGCAAGGTATGAAGATAACCACTTTGATTTAGCCATAGTTGACCCACCTTACGGAATAAATATGTCTATGGGGCATAAAGGAAGTGAGAAAAGAGGTGATAAGAATAAATACAAAAACTTTGCTGGTAACGATAACCAAACACCACCTCAAGAGTATTGGGATGAGTTGTTTAGGGTAAGTAAAAACCAAATAGTATGGGGTGGCAATTATATGATGGAATACTTGAAATCATCACCTTGTTTTTTAATATGGGATAAGGTACAGCCAGAAGATTTTACAATGGCAATGGCTGAGTTTGCTTGGACTAGCTTTAAATCACCTGCTAAAATTTATCAAAAAAGAGTTGTTGGAGCAGACCCAGACGGAAGAATACACCCAACACAAAAACCAATTAAATTGTATGAATGGACTTTGGATAAATATGCAGAAGAAGGTAATAAAATACTAGATACTCATTTAGGAAGTGGTAGTATTGCGATAGCCTGCCATAATAGAAAGTTTGATTTAACGGCTTGTGAACTTGATAAAGAGTATTACGACAAAGCAATGAAAAGACTAAAAGAACATATGGCACAGCAAAGGTTATTTTAATTGTGCCTAACACCAAAGTAAAAGCCCGTTTTAATGGCTTTTAAAGACTGTTAAAACACGTTTTAATGTGTTTACTTAAAGTATTAAAGAAGCAAGTTAAATCAGAGGGGCATCGGTGCGAGTGTATCGGTGCTTTTTTGTGCATAAAAAAAGGGTTAACAACTAAGCTAACCCCTTTTAAATACTGTTGAACTATTTTAAGACACTGAAAGAGTATCAAAAGCCGTTTGGGACATTTGTCTTGCTGGTGCGCTTTCTTTACCTTCAAAAGATACAGTAGACCCGTTTAAGTCCCCGTAAGCCTTACCAGCCCCAACTGTTGAAGCCGTTAAGTCTGCACCGTTAGACTCACCAACTACCCAATAAAGATTGTTCTGATCTTTAACGATAATTAAAAGCGTTGACTGTGCTAGTACTTTTAATATGTTTCTATTTGTTGCGTCGTTCTTAGTGAATACCAAACTCACCATTTGCGACCAAAAATTAGTTCCATTCTCTACTGAATGATTACCCGTTTGAGTAAATTCCCCTTGTTCGTTTCTCTGTGCAAAAGTAAAAAAGTTACCCCCTGAAGTAACGGTATCAATGATATCGTCAGAGTCATAAGTGTAAGTTGTTGCGCTTGAAAACGAAGCTATATACGCTTCCTTAATTCCCCCTAAAGAGTCCTTGCAACCTAGTGCAATTCCACTTGCTAAAATACATGACATAATTATATGTTTTAATTTGTTATAAAAATAAAAGGGGTAAGGAATAACCCAAACCCCTTTTTAAAATTGTTATTAATTCTTTAATTAAGGTACTAAAGTAAATTCTACTACTAACTCAGGAAAAGCAACCTGAACACCTAGTTTGAATTTAGATATGAAACGTACTTCGTCATTATCTTGAGAATAAAAAATACTGAAGTCTTCAGCATCATTTAACATATCAACCCCTACATAAAGATTTGCAATTCGCGAAAGGATTAATCTGTTAGTTCCGTTCAATCCTTTTACTGCTACAACTTTTACGTTTGTACCTGGAACCATTTGCATAAAGTCGCCCCCTTGATTTTCTGCACCTGTATAAGCGAACAAATTAGCATCTCTTAAAGCTTTTGCATAAGTTCTGTACTTGTCATAACCTACATATAAAACTAAGTCTTCTGCGTCTATAATGTCAGCAGGTACAGAAGAAACTATACCGTCAATGATATCTACAACGTTAGCCGAAGTTATACCCGTTGCAACAGTTACCCCGTCAACGTTTCCATCTACTGCAGAAACACCGTCGATTACTTTTAAAAGACCGTCTGCAAGTGCTAAATTTCCTGAACCTGTAGTGTCCCCTTTCCATAAGATCGTCTCGATCATATCGGAAATTTTGTCTGCTTTGTCTTCTGCAAAAATTTGTTCGAATGGTATGTTCTCATTGTAAGAACCTGCATTCATCATTTTTTGAGTGTAGTAACTTTCTAAAGTATTAACACAAATAGATTCATTTACTTTAATAGGTGCTACCGATAAAGTTCTCTGAGTTAATGCAGTTGTTCCACTAGAACTAAAACCACAAGCCCCCGCCTGGCCTACTAAAGTAGAATCAATAATATTGATAGTTGCACTAGATTTAATATCTGGTTGGATAGTTACATATTCTAAAGTTCTACCTTCTAGGATTGATTTCTTAATCAAGTCCATTTTGTTCTCGTCAGTATATACCGACAGTCCGCTTACGTCTAAAGCCATTTTGTTATTATTTAATTATTAATATTTATTTATTATTTTCTCTTTGATAAAAATTTTAATTTTTCATCTCTAGAATTTGCCTTCTTTTGTTTTGCACTTACTGTTTTGCTTAGTTTTATTTCTTCTTCAGCTGGTTGATTTGCTATAGTAGAAACTACTTTACTAAGTTCATCGATTGCAGACATAGATTCTGCGATGTTAGAATTAGCTAATTCAATAGCCTCTAGTCTAGACATTAAAGATTCTGCCCATTTTGGTAAAGCTTCAGACATTTCTTCTTCTACAACTTCTTCTTCTTCTTCTTTTGGTGCTTCCTCTTCTGCTTCAACGATAGAAACTATTACACCTTCAGCGTCTAAAGTAACTACTTTACCTTCTACACTATACTCACCCTCAACGGCAGGGGCAACAGTTTCTACACCTTCCTCGTCGACGCTAACTATCTCCACTTTTTCGCCTTCTATCATTCCAGCTTCAGCAGTTCTTAAGATAATGCCGTCTTCAGTTGTAACGTCTGCGAACTCTACTTCTGCAGGCTTGTCTTTTAAAACTATTTCTTTCTCTTCATCTGAGAACATAGCCTTAATATTTTCTATAAATTTGCTTCTATCCATAACTTTATATATATAAGTGTTTTACTTGTTCCATTTTGTTATAATTCAGACACTATAATGTTTATTTTGTCGTACATTTCAGAGTCTGTTAAGTCTTTATCGTTTACTATTTTTTCAATAATTTCTAAAGCGTTTTCTTCTGACATCTTAACTATGTTTTTAGAAAATACGCCCTCTATAGAAAAGCCGTTAACTTCACCTTTTTTTACCTTTTCCCAAAGTTCCTCATTATCAACTTTATAAGATACAAACCAACTCCCTTCAGCTACATTTAAAAAGCCTAAAGCGTTTGACTTGTCATTGCTAGGGTCTTTAACTATCCACG